CTAGTAATGCATCCTGTATTCTACCATCGTCAGCTTCTACTTCCATAATCATCTGACCTAATCTATCTGCTGTCAAACGATTTACATACAACTCTCTATATATCCACAAACACCCATCATAATCTACAGCACCCCATAATATACCTGAATGTGCTGCATATCCAAAATCTGCTGCTCTTATTTTAGTCCACCCATTAGGTATCTCAAAACTATCACACGTATGTATCTCTTTATTAAACTCAGGAAATGCACCTTCATCTACTACATCCCAATCACCATACAGAAACTGTTTACGTTTTACTTCTGGTAGTGATGCCAACATAGCAACATAACTCTGGTCTTGTGTGAGATACGGATTATCCCATACTGATGCTGCTATAAACTTTCTTGTTATTTCGCTTGACAGTGTTTTACCATCTAGCTCATATTCTATCTTCTCAGTTATTCTAGTGTTTGGTTCAGCAGGATCTATAAATAACTTCTTAACCCATGCTGATCCTACGTTACCTGGATTACCTGTAGCTCTCATGTGCAGTGGTATATCAGGATCTGTAGTACGTAACGATGACTTTAAGAACTGCCATATATCTGAATTAGCATATTGTGGTAGCTCATCTATACCAATCCATGAATAGGACTGTCCTTGATATCTTAACACATCTTGTAAGTTTTCGCAATACCCAAATTCTATTCTAGCTCCACTTGGAAAGTACCACGTATTCTCTTGACTTTTAAATTTAGCTTTCGGTTCAGCCTTACGATATATCTGCTGAGTTTGAAATATAACATCTCTTAGTTCTGGCATCGAGCGTCTTATAAGCAATGCACGATGAGCAGGTTTGTGTACATATCTTAACGGAGCTATAAGAAGAGAGTAAGTTTTACCACCACCTCTTGCACCGCCATAGAAAACTTCACGTTCATTAGCAGAAAGAAATTGTGTTTGAGGGCCAGGATTGGGCTTGAAAACAACTTCAGGTTCTTTCTCTTTAGAATCAGTAAAGTTTATAGATTCCTCTGGCTCCTTACCATTGTCTAACTCTTTACTTAATCGTCTCTTCGCTTGTTCTGCTTTGATTCGGGTTTGTTTCTCAGTGTTTTTAAGGTCTTCGATTCTTCGTTGCTTGGGAGATAATTTACGTCTACGAGACTTTCTCCTAGCTTCCAACTCTTCTTCAGTCCATGCCAACTTGTGTAACCTAGTAGCAGAAAGTTTCCTACTAGTCTCATTTTCTAACCACGCCGCCACCTTTCGTACAGAGTGATTACCTTCACGAATTTGAGTAATCGCTTCATCAAACTTACTAAGGACTGCTTCATTCGGCATATACCATGCCACATTCCCTTCATCAACTTGATAATCATATCCGTATGGAATTTTACCAATTGCTTTAATTTTTCTACGACTTGCATGATCAATCCTTTTGAGTGTCATCATCTTCCTCTAGGGGAGGCAATATCACAACAGCAGAAGCTACGCCCTTATGTTCGATCTTCTCTGTTTTAACTATACCAGTACGGTCTAGGATTTCTTTGGCAGCAGCTAAACGATCTCTATTACCTAAAGCACTAGGATCATCTAGTATGCCTGACATAGAGAGAACAGCTTTAGGAGCATTAGCCGCTAACATATTCTCTGCTCTCTCTATTATCTCACTTTTCATTTGGCGAATGAGTCTAGCAGGATACTCTGTTGGAGCATAACCTGCAATGTTCATAGCGTTACGGAAGTTACCTTGCGCTTCCCCAAACAAAGCATTAAGAAAAGCTTCTTGTTGCTCAGTCACATTAATAACCCTTCTTGTACATCCCACCTCGTTTGGTGAAACCACCTGCTCTCATACCATAGGTTTTTTTAATTGCGCCGCCTTTGTTACGGCCCATTTCTTCTTCATCCTTCTCATTCATTTCACGATCACGTACCATCTGTGCTTTAGATCGTTTATCTCCCATAGCTCTAGCAAGCATTGCACCAAAGCTGTCTTTATCTTTTGGTAAACTTGCCTGTCTAGATTTTTGATTAGGGGATACACCAGATCTACCACCTTTAGATTCTTTAGGGTCTTTCATAGTTTCCCCTAGCATAGCATTTGGGCCAGTTTTAGTTCTAAACCCTGCTACTTTACTACCAGTATCAGCACCACCAATATCTTGAACTAAAGGTAAGTTTGTTTGTCTAGATTTTTGATTTGGAGATACAGTAGCTTTACCACCTTTAGTTTCTTTCTTTTTAGGTTTAGTATTTTTCTTTTTGGGTTTAGTATCTACTGTTTTAACTTTAGGTTTTTTTTCTTTCTTAGGTGCTTCAGCTTTCTTAGGTGTTTTACCTTTAGTTGTTAATCCTGCTAAAGAAGATTTGTTTGCTCTTTTTTCTTTTTCTTCTTTTGAAACTGGTTTTTTAGGTTTAGAAGGTTTAGGAGCAGCAACTGTACCACCAAGCTTTTCTATTTTACTTTTTAATGATCTTACTCTAGAACCAAATAAACCTGATTCCTCATTTTTTTCTTTAGCTTTTTTATAGTCTTCTTTTAATTTTTTTAATCTTATTGCTTTTTGTTCTGAAGGTGTTAATGACATAATTACGTTCTCCTATATGATCTGGTTTTGCTTGCAATGCGCTTGGGTTGCTTTACGTGTTGCTTCCCTGCTTTTCTGCCTTTTCTTTTTGCCTTAGTTGTAGCTGCATACTCAGCGGAACTAAGCGACTTAATTGCTGCTGAAGGAAGATACCTTTCACCAGTAGCTTTCGGACCTTGCGTAGATGGTTTACCTGACTTGGTACGCCACTTCTGCTTAGTCCATTTCTTTAAACTTCTCTGTGGGGCTTTCATTTGCTTTTATTATTCCATAATTCAAACAACACTTTGACTTTTTCCTTTAAGGTATCTATTTCTCCATGCATCTTCGCTAACACTATAACTAAGGTTACAAAACCAAAAGCGATAGGCCAGCCAGATACTATTACCGACCAAGTATCGTCCATGTCACGACTTATAACCTCCCCCAGCTTTTTTATAAGCTTTTGCTAACATCTGAGCTTTTCTCGCTGACCATTGTCCACTAGCACCGCCCTTACTACCTGCCTTAATACGATTAAATATCTTTTTACGCATACCAGGTTTAGTATAATTACCTGATTTATTTACTGTTGATTTAGATTTGGATTTAGCCATATTCATCTTCCAGATAATAAGCGACTCCTGAAGTCATACTACTTCCCCCACCAAAAAATAATCGCCATCCCAAGTTATTATTTATTTCTTTTTCTTCATTGTACCGCCATGCATCATTTTCTTTTTCATCATAGCAGCTCCCCCTTTATTCATTTTCTTTTTCTTCATTGGTGGTCTTCCTACTTGTTTTCCGTATGTACCTTTTCCTTGGGGCATATTTTTCTCCTTTAGCCTCTATTACGCCAAAACTCTTTACTCTTGACGTACTTATCTATGTCCACCTTTTCTTGAGATGGTTTGTGGCAGTCACATCTACATATATTTGGATCACACCCACATTCAATACAACTATCACAATGCGTTCCATTAGTTGTTAGAGTATTACACTCACATATCTGGTCTTCTGCTGCATCATCACACTCACATAACTTAACTGAATCCACTTTTATCCACTCTTCATCTAATAATAACTGCTCTCCTACGTCTGTTAGAGAGCCTGTTGCATCAAATACTGGTTTCTTCACTGCATAATCCCTTTGCATATAGTATCTTCTGTAGTAACTCATCTACCACTTCACTTTATGACTCCAGTATTTAGCAGAGAGTTTACTTTTAGGCTTACCTTGTGCGTTATGTCTTGCGTAATACGACTTCTTTCTGGCTTTATCTTTAGCAGATTTAGGATTCTTACCTGCTCCACGCACTCCTTGCTGACCAAATCTAATTAATCTGATCTTATCACCCTCTTTAGCAAGCACTGCATGGCTTTTCTTAGGATGTTTTGGTGTTCTTTTAGGCTTATTGTAACCAGAAAACTTCTCTCCACTCTTTTCAACCATAACATCTCCATAAAAATAAGGGAGTTACCTACTACACTTTGGAAGACTCCCTTAAAAATCTGTTTTTCGCTGCAATCACTAGCCTAATCACCGTATACTCCGCAGAAATATAGATAATATAGTCGCAGTAGGTATTATGGTACGGAGTATATCACATTTACGGTAAATTGTCAAGCAAAATTACGGAATTACTGTTTAAAATACGCAAAATATGTTAATACGAGAGCCGTAGCCCCAAGGCGAAGGCGATCTACTACTAAATAATGTTAAAAAACTATTTAATTATGTTAATACGTGTTTACATTGCTGCCGATTTATGATATTTTACTAAAATATATAGGCTTTGCGTTGCAACCCCTAGTAAGATACTACGTTAGATCTCCGTATCTAACTAAGATTACGAATCTTACCATACTTTTATACGTTTGTCAAATCACTTTTTGTTACAATGACTGTAATAATTCGTGATAATTCTTGATAACTACCTGTTTACATTGATTTTTTGCTAATTTTTCATAACCACGTATACGTATACCCCAGCATGGCCCAGTGGCTACTGCCTCCCCCAATTGACGCATAGTGCCGTGACAAGTTGCAACTAAGAATCATTCGCATTTACCAGGATGAGGCAGCCAAACTAGGTATGGAATGGATCAGGCCCAGAAACTCCCAGAATACCGACACTGTTTAGACCACACCCGCCTCTTATCGATCAGGATACACCCCAGTTAACTGGGTACTGTACCCACTAAAACTATGAGTAATAAAATTACGTGAACACATTAAACATAGTCAGATTATTACACGATTATTTAACATTAAACATTTACTTTCTACCGCTTTTAAATGTTAGAATTAGGGGCGGGGACAATCCCGTTAACCAAAACCGAACTGCGAATCATTCGCAACCAGGTTTAAACTAGAACTGGAAATAAAAAATGAAGAACGTAACAAAAAACGAAATTACAGTATCCGCAAAAAAAGCTAACATCAAAATAGTTGATAACTACATTGATGGATCGAAGAAAGATATGAAAGCCTCACATGATGCGGTCAAAAAAATGTGGAACAAAACGGGATACGGTCAAAAGGTCGTAACTAGTATTGAGAACTATAAGAAAGAATTTAATGTGGCGCGATTATCCAAGTCTCATAAAGAGGATGGTGGTTACACAAAATTGAGTGAAGACGATATGAAACTTGTAAATTTTCTGGGTACTGAGTTTGGTAGAGCTACTCACAAACAAGCGGTCATTAATAATCCAAATTGTGTATCCACTCAATTTAGCTCGCAGTACATGACATGCAAACGTTACGTAGCATCTCAAAATCTAAAAAT